GGACGTTGCTTCATTTTTGTTTCTACTTGATAGGTTGAATCACAACTTCATGCGTTTTGGCGCAATCGCGGCAAATTACTTTCCAGTCGCCAAGGTAGCCAAGGGTGTAATGCTCTCCGCGAACAGCAGGGTGATCCGCATCATCCCGTTCGTATTCAAGGTCGGCATCGTAAAAAGCCTTTCTGCTGCAAATGTCGCAGAGTCGGTAATCAGCAAGAGCCATCATCACTCTCCTTGAACTTGATCCGCTTGCCGCAGCCGTAGCAATAGGTCATGTAGCTTCGTGGTCCATCCTCCTCGTCATGCAGCCCAGCACCGCACCCTAAATCCCACCAAGATGCGTCTGAGACACCGTCATGCTCCCACTCACACGGCTCTGCATTCTCCATTTCCTGCCCGATGCGGCTGACTTGTTGCATGGCATCGGCTGCAAGGGCGGTGCGGAGTGCGTCAAAGACAGTATCAATCTCAGCGGGTACGAAAATTGACCGTTTCGTGCATTGCTTGTCGAAGTCATCTAGGGCATCAAGCGCAGCCTGTGCCGCATCACGAAGGTTCATGGTTTTCCCCCACCAAAAGGTTGATCTGATCCACTTCGGCCTGAGTCCACCAGCCGGGATCGAAACAATTTGCTAAAGTCAGATTCTCACCGACAGGCCATTGCGCAAATCGTTGGCCATCAAGCCGTGCATACCAGTATCCCGACTTAAGTTTTCTGATCTTAATTTCCATCTTCACTCTCCAAGAACTTGATCGGCTTGCCGCAGCACGAACGATTGCGCGGCGGGTTGCTTCGGCGCTGGCTTCTTCTTGGGCGTCGAAGTACTCCACAATGGGATGATCTTCTGAAATATCAAAATCAGTCCATGTGACTACGACTTGGTACTGCCCAATATCAATGCGCATAGACAACTTCACAGCCAGCCGCATCGCGTCACCGTCATCGGTGAGGGGGTTCCATTCCTTAGTGTCTCCACCAAGACCAACCATCATGTAGTTGTGTACTTCGTTCCATTTTGGATGAGGCATCCCCGCAGCCTTCGCAGCCTTCTCAAGGAGTTTGCGGTCTGTCATGGCTTCACCTCTTGCATGGCTGCGTCAACCCACTCATCATCAAGGCCGAAGTCTTCAATCTGGCGTATCAGTTTGCCGCCTCTTGCTTTATCCCGCAGCCACCGATACCGCGCAGCGTCTTTCGCATCTTCCGGCGGGTGGGCATTCTTGGCGCGAAGGGCTGATTCGATTGCTGCGACTGTCGTGTACAGCGGCGCGACTAAACCAACGCCATATTCAATCAACGCGTCAACAAACTCATTTGTTTCTGCATCCGTAAGCCCAACCCACGCCACAGGCTTATCGTCCCGCGCTAGGGCTGCGTCGAGGATGACGAGGGCTTCGTACTTGTTGGAAAAATGCGGATCACCAATCGCGGCACAATTAACAAGCGCATCACGCACTTTCTGAAGGTCATCTTTAGTCATATTTCCCTCCTGTCTGTTCAAAACTATTTAACCAGTTCTGCAAGCGCAATGCAAGATAAATCTTTCTTGTCGGCGAGCACCTGGAAGACGCGCTCGTCGATGGTGTCCTTTGTCAGCAACACATAGACCCACACCGGACGCGCTTGACCGGAGCGGTGCAGCCGCCCGATCACTTGTTCGTAGAGTTCAAGCGACCAAGGGAGCGAGAGAAATACCATACGGTTGCCGCCGTGTTGGAGGTTAAGCCCATGCCCGGCAGATTTGGGATGAACAAGAAGAAGCTCGACCTGACCGGCATTCCATCGGCCAATGGCGTCTGGTTCATCCAGCGTAACTGCACTACGGTATCGTCGTTTGAGTTCATGCAATTCCTCCACATAGTTGTAGACCACAATGGTCGGCGCGCGTTGGTTCTCCTGCAATATCTCATCCAGCAAATCGAATTTGTGCGTTGAGAACCAAACGGGCGTCTGGCTGATGATCCACTTGCCGGGTTTGTCGGGGTTCGGCGTCTTGACCGTGTCGTACACCCAGCCGCCCGCCATCTGTTGCAGCTTGCCGGTCACGACCGCAGCGTTGACCGCTGTGATGGTCGCGTCCCCAATCTCCAGCATCAGGTCGCGCTTCATCTTCTTGTAATCGGTCAGGTCCATTTCGCAGGTCATCGGCACGATGTTCAGCGGCGGCAGCTTGTCAGCGTACTCGCCCGCGTCCAAGACGAACGTCGCGGGCTTGATGCGCTCCATCACACGTTGCAATGCGCCCGGTCGCGGCATGAACTCGCCAAAGTCCGGGTTGGTGCAGATGAAGTACTGCTGCATGAACGCACCCTTGCTTCTGCCCAACAGCGACTTGTCCACGATCTTCACCTGGCCGTACACGTCCTCAAGCCCGTTGGACGTAAAGCTGCCGGTCAGACCCACACGCACCTTCATGGGTTCGACCACTTTCTCGAACGCCTTGAATCTTGCGCCCGAGGGGTTCTTCAGGCGCGTCAGTTCATCGAACACCACGCCGTCGAAATCCAGTTCCTGTTCGGCAAGCCATTGCAGGTTGTCGTAATTGGTAACGACGACGTTCGCGCCGCGTCGTAGCATATCCAGCCGATGCTTTACCGTGCCCACGCAAACGTCCCACGTCATGCAGGTAGACCATTTGGGGATCTCGACCGGCCAGACGTGTTGCGCGACGCGCTTGGGGGCAATGACAAGCCAACGAGTGACGATCTTGTCCGCGAGCATTTCCCGCATCGCCGTGATCGTGATCGCGGTCTTGCCCGCGCCCACGGGTGCGAGGATCATGCTGCGATCGCGGGAATATATAAAATCCGCAGCAAGTTCTTGGTACTCGCGCAATTTAAAAGCCATCAAGCGCCTCCTTTAACCAGGCGTCAACCTGTTGTTTATCCCAAAGCACTGCGTAATTGGAACCCGCCATGTCGGCGGCGAATTGTTTCTGGGCGGCGGACAGCCGTCCGCCACGGGTTTTAAGTTCAACCAGCCACAGCGAGCCATCGGGCAATTTCGCTAGCCGATCGGGAAAGCCCACACGCCCGATGCATTTGGTCTTGTAGGTTTTGCCGCCCGCCATTTCGACTGCCCACTGGAAATGCAGTTCGACTTCTGACTCACGCATGGCGCGCTGCTTCGATGACGGCTCGCGCAAACTTTATTAGCGATCGGCCGCCATCTTTAAACAAATCAATTGAGTCCCACACACGTTCGATTTCCTTGTCTGACAATTCACGCAAGGGTAGTTGTTCGACTTTCTGCCATTGACTCACATGGTTTGCCACTTTGCTAGGTATGGGCTCTTCCATATCTGGTTCAGCGGTAAGAACCGCAATGGCGTCCCGTACCGCTTGCATGGCGTCCATGCGCCCAACGTTGTCAGACTGGAAATAAATCCATCCTGCCATGCGCATCTCTTGCTCGGCAAGTTCAAGAGCGCGAAGTGCAACTGTTTTGTACTCGTTCATTATTTGATCCTCGCTAACGGAACATCGACCCAACGCCCCGCCGCAAATCTGCCAAAGTCAACTTCAGCGGTGTCGGGCCCTTCGCGAAACTGGTGAAACTGTTGCAGAACCCTAATGATGTGCGTTGATGCACCGTAGCCATCGCCTAGTTCAGTTAAAACTTCGCGTTCAATAAAACGTAAGGGTGTCATATATCCTCCTGTCGTTGTTGATGCCAAATACTAACACACGTCAAAAACTATTTGCAATCTTTAATTTTCGTGGTATTGTAGAGGCTCAGAACATTACAGGAGAGTACACAAATGGCAGACCACTCAACAATCGTAGGCGGCAGCACGGCAGACCGCGTGATCAACTGCCCTGCATCGGTAGAACTTTGCGCAAAAATGCCGCCGCGCCCGTCAAGTTCCTATGCTGATGAAGGGACGCTACTCCATGAGGCGATTGCGCTGATCCTTGATGGTAAGGCAACACCCGCGTCCGTTATCGGCATGAAGTACGAAGGCATCGAACTGACGCAAGAATTGGCAGACGAAAAGTTGTTACCTGCGCTTGCCAACATCGACATCCTTGACCCAGATCAGCAAATGGAAATCATGGTCGAAGCGCGTGTAGGCTTTGGGGATTTGCTTCCCGGCGTGTTTGGGTCTGCGGATGTGATTGGCAAGATCGCACGCACGGCGTTTGTGATTGACCACAAATTCGGCAGCGGCGTGCCCGTGTCGCCTGAAGAAAACGCGCAGGGGCTTTTCTACGCGGCGGCTGCAATCCGTACACCGGAAACAGCGTGGGCGTTTGAAGACGTAGACGAGATTGTCATCGCCATCAATCAGCCGCCTCACGCGCCTAAGACGTGGGCAACGACACTAGACCGCGTTGCTCGTTTTGAGCAAGATTTAATTCGCGCCGTCGCTGAAGCCAAGTATCCTACGGCGCGGCTTGCCGCAGGTTCGTGGTGCAAGTGGTGCGCCGCCAAGCCAACTTGCCCAAAACTCACGGGCGCTGTTGACCACGCGCTGAAGCTTCAGTTACAGTCGTTGGACGCGCCGACGATTGGTGCGTATCTGGCAAACGCCAAAGTGCTTGAGCAGTGGATTGCCGACCTGCGCGGTCTTGCGCATCAGATGCTGGAGAAGAACGTCGCGGTGCCTGGCTACAAGCTGGTCGCCAAGCGGGCGACACGGCAGTGGGTTGATGAAGCGCAAGCCGCAAAGGCTTTAGCCGAAGCAGGGCTTGACCACGGTGAAATGACCGTCAGCAAACTGGTCAGCCCCGCGCAGGCTGAGAAACTGCTGAAGAAGCAGAAACAGGTTTTACCCGATGATCTGGTCGTTGCCATTTCTTCGGGCAGTACGCTGGTGCCGGACTCCGATCCGCGCCCGGCGGTTTTGAACATTGGCAAATCCCTTGCCGATGCCGTCAGTAAACTTCAATAAAGGAAACACTCAAATGTCAAACATCACGAAATTTTCGTCTGCTGGTCTTCCCGCTGTTGGTTCGCTCGCTTCGTCTTTGCGTTCGATCGCAAATGAAGTTGGCGATTCGGTTGGCGTGGTAATTCTCAAAATGGATAAAACTGGCACTTGGGTTTTTGGCGCAGATCAAACCGAAGTCGAACCTGACTCGGAATGGGCCATCAACCCCTATTCGTTTGTCCACGGGTATATCGCTTGGGCAGGAGATAAGACTCCCGCTGCGGGTACGATGCTGGGTGAAAAGATGGTGCCCGTTTCCGAACCATTACCTGAAGTCGGACCTGCGCCGGAACACGCCCCGTTGGGCTGGCAAATCCAAATTGGTTTTTCGGTCAAATGTCTTTCCGGTGAAGACGAGGGGATGGAAGCGCGGTTCACTACTACGTCCACGGGCGGCAAGCGCGCCGTATCCAAATTGGCAGTTGCTCTTGCCGAGCAGGTTGACCGCGATCAATCCAAACCTGTAGCCGTTATTAAACTGGAAACCGATAGTTACAAGCATTCGCTTTACGGCAAGGTGTTTGTCCCTGTGCTTAATGTCGTGCGGTGGATTAGTCTTGACGGCGAAACTGACACGGGGGAATCTGAACCCACACCCGCGATTGCTGCCGAGCCGCAAGCCGAGGCAGCGCCCGAGGCACCGGCTGAAGGTGGCCGTCGTCGTCGGCGTGCGGCCTAAGTAGGACGGCGGGGGCTGCGGCTCCCGCCATTTTCTTTTCTGCTGGAGGGCAACATAATGAGCACAGAAATTCCGGATGTTTTACTGAATTGGGAATCCCGTGACGAAGACATGGGTGTGCTGGACGAGTGCGTAAACGATTGGATTCAGGATCAAAACGCAGAGGATTACATCGACGCTGCGGAGGTAGGCGTTAAGCTGTGGAACGCAATGTCCGGCGAGAACGTTGAGGAATACGATTTACTTCACATCATAATCAGCAACGTGTCTTGGTTGGCATGGGAAGCCGCCATAACGAGAATTGCAAAACGAACCGGCATACCAAATGACGAACTAAGCGATATTGCGTTTGCATTTAACGACGAAGAAATTTCCCTTTCGTTTACTGTGGTGCCGAATGACAATACTTTGGGGTGATTTTGAAACGAAGTCGCGCTGCAATCTAAAGACAGCCGGTTCGTACAATTATGCCAAGGATGCGTCAACAGGCATCCTTTGTTTTTCCTACGCGATTGACGACGCCGAAGTGACGACGTGGGTTCCCGGTCAGCCGTTTCCGCAAGAAGTCATCGACCACGTTGTAGCCGGTCGGCAGTTGCGCTTTCACAATGCTGGGTTTGACCGCAACATCTGGTGGTTCGTCTTGTCGCCCGACCACGGCGTGCCAGAACCCAAGCTGGAACAGTTCTACTGCACCGCAGCGCAGGCGCGGTCGAACTGTGCGCCAGGTTCACTTGAAGACGTGGGGCGCTTCGCGTCAGCCGATATGCGCAAGGATCACCGGGGATCACAATTGATTCGCCTGTTGTCGATCCCGCGTGCCGATGGTACATTCAACACGGATTCTGTCCTCATGGCCGAAATGGTCGCCTATTGCGAGAGCGATGTCCGCGCCATGCGCGCCGTGTCCAAGGCGATGCGTGACCTGTCGGCTGACGAACTCGCCGACTACCACGTCAACGAGCGCATCAACGACCGTGGCGTGAAGGTGGACGTGGAACTGTGCGAAGCCGCCATGCGCTACGCCGCCGAGGAACTGGAGGACATCCAGACGATCGTGTCTGAAGTCACCGAGGGCGCCATCACGTCGGTGCGCAGTCCTCGGATGCGCCAATGGGTGCAGGACAGGGTTGGCCCCGCAGCCCTCAAACTGATGACCGTCCACAAGGACGGCGTTGCCAAGATGTCGATTGACAAGAACGTGCGGGCAAACCTGCTTGCGCTTGCCGAGGAGAACCCCGATGAGATACCGCCCAGCGTCGCCGACGTTATCCAATGTGCCGACGACCTCTGGGCGTCGAGCGTTGCGAAGTTCAGCCGCCTCAAAGCATTGGCTGATCCAGAGGATGGGCGTGTTAGAGGCGCGTTCGTCTATGCCGGTGGAAGCGCAACTGGACGAGCATCAAGTTACGGCGCTCAGGTACACAATTTTACGCGCAAGTGCGCAAAACAACCTGCTGATGTCCGCCGAGCGATGGTTCGCGGTCACGCTATCGTCCCGGCGTTCGGAAGCCGAACGACGGACGTACTTAAAGGGATGCTCCGACCGGCCTTGGTCCCCGAAACTGGACGGGTATTTGCAGTAGCCGATTGGAGCGCGATCGAAGGGCGGGTCAACCCGTGGCTGTCGAACTGCCCCTCGGGCGACGCCAAGCTGCAAACGTTCAGGGACAACCTCGACCCCTACAAGGTCAACGCTGCCGCGCTATATAACGTCGGCTACGACGAGGTGAGCACCAATCAGCGCCAGGTCGGCAAGGTGCAGGAACTGGCACTCGGCTTTCTGGGCGGCGCGGGTTCGTTCGACACGTTCGGGCGCGTCTATGGCGTTCGGATGACCGAGGGCGAGATTGCACGGGCGATCAGCGTCTGGCGGCGGCACAACCCTTGGGCGATGCATCACGGCACGCAACTGGAAGACGCTTACCGCACGGCGATGCGGAACAAGGGTTACGAGATCAGCGCCTGCCGTATCACCTATTATTTCGACGGACTGCACCTCTGGTATATGCTGCCCTCTGGGCGCACGCTTTGCTACCCCTACGCCCGCTTTAACGCCGAGGGCGATGTCGAGTACGCCAAGGCGGCGTGGAAGCCCGCAGCGGACGCGAAAGAGTGGCCGAGGGCGCGTCTGTGGCGGGGGCTTGCGGTCGAGAACGTGACGCAGGCGACCGCGCATGATCTGCTGCGCCATGCTATGCGACGTTGCGAAGCGGAAGACTTGGAAATTGTTTTAACAGTTCATGACGAAGTGGTGCTGGAATGCGGCGCCGATGAGGGGGAGTTCACATTGGGTCGCCTTCAGGCTATCATGAGTACCCCACCCGTGTGGTGCGCTGACCTGCCGCTGACCAGCGAAGGCAAGATCATGGACAGATACGGCAAATAGCGATATGATGTTCTTTCTGAACCGGCTAGTGCGGCTTGATCACCGCATGAAAAGTGTCCCTCCCACCGCCGTGTTCACCTATCTTTGGAGTGGGTCTAGGAGTGGTAAATGAACACACGATTTTTGCAGTACCGCCGCCCCTGATTAGGGGCTTTCTTGTCTGACGACACCTTGGAAAAGGAAATGAAAATGAAACGTGAAATCAAGCTGGCTGATGGCCTTCGATTGGTATGCCCCGTGTGCGAGTCTGAGTATATGCACCAAGGTCGGGTGCAAATTTTCTGGCGCAAAGAAGACGCGGAAGAAGGACAGTACATAGCTTGCGGGCCGTCGCTCACTACGGTCAACAAAGAGGCGCCGATGACGGGTTGCCCTTCCCCGCGACGTTCTGGCTTGCTTGTGACTTTTGAGTGTGAAGGTTGTGACTCAGAACCCGAACTGGCTATATACCAGCACAAAGGCGAGTCCATATTTTTGTGGCATTCTGCAAGGCAACTGATTTCGGGGTCTGATCATGAGTGATTTTCTGGCATTTCTTCAGAACCTAGCCCCCGAAGGCGAAACTATACTTTTCACGCATCAGATACCGACCAAAGAAACCTATTTGGACGGCAAGGTCAAGTGTGTATGGCCTGCGACCAAATCAACGCGCAAAATTAAGGCGGGTGAGTCTTGGTACGTCAACAGCGGATGTTTCATCGTTGACCGGTTTAAGGACGGTAAGCCGTCTGCGGCGGCGGCGAATTGCGACCGCGTGGCGATGCTGTTGATAGACGACGTGGGTACGAAAGTACCTGCGCCCCCGTTACCCGCAACATGGGTAATGGAAACCAGTGAAGGGAATTTCCAGCACGTTTACGTTTTCAGTTTGGACGGACAGCCTACGCTGGGCGAATACCGCGCAGCGTGGGCGGCGATTGCGGCGGCAGGAATGACGGACGCAGGCGCAGATGGTCCCGTGCGCAACATTCGGTTGCCGGGGTCTGTCAACATGAAGCCGGGACGAAATGGTTTTGTGTCGCGGCTGGTTGAGTTTCATCCCGAGCGCGAGTTTACGCTGCCGCAGATTTGCGAAGCATTTGGCGTGACGCCAGGCGAAGCGCAAGGCAGGCGCATCAATGTGTCGATCGAGGATGACGGCAACGACGATGTGCTTGCATGGCTGTCGGCGCAGGGTCTGGTCACCGAGCGCGGTAATAGCGCCGGTTGGTGGGGTGTTCAATGTCCGGCAGCAGAGGAACATTCGGATGGTGCGTCTGGCGCGCGGTACTTGCCATCCAATCGCGCTTTCATTTGCTATCACTCGCATGGCGACAAGTGGAACAGCGCAGCGTTTTTGCAGTGGGTCGAATCGCAGGGCGGCCCGAAACACGAATCCGGTTTGCGTGATGATCTGGTCGCGGAAAAAATGCGAGAGGCGCTCGCTAAACTGCCTGCGCCTACCTTGGAATACCCAGATGCGGCGACGCAGGTGATTGCCGAGGTTGACCGGCGGGAAGCCGGGCGGGTAGAGAAAGCGGACTGGTACAAGCGATTTGCCTACAACATGAGGGACGATTCCTTTTTTGACCTGACCGACCGTTCCGAGATTAGCCGGTGGACGTTTAATGCCATGTTCAGGCACATCGGTTGCAACAGTATCCACAACGCCAAGCGGCGCGTTGAGGCGTCGGTTTGCTTTGATGAGAACCGCCAGGAGTCGGGCGCGCGGGTGCTTGCGGGCATTACTTACGCGGCGGGCGATGGCGTGCTGGTAGCCCGTGACGGGCTGGTGTACGGCAATAAGTGGCGCGATACCCGTAGGCCAAGAGGTACGGGCGGCGATGCGTCGCGCTGGCTTGCCCACGTCGAGAACATTGTAGGCGACATGATGCCGCACGTTCTGGACGTGCTGGCGCACAAGCTGCAATTCCCTGCGGTCAAAATCAACCATGCGTTGCTGATCGGCGGTCCGCAGGGGTGCGGTAAGGATTTGATGCTGGTGCCGTTCCTGCACGCGATGGGCGGCAATTATGAAACCGTGCGCGACATGGCGACGCTGATAGGCGGCTGGGGCTACGTGTTTGAGCGCGAGATTATCATCCTAAACGAGTTGAAAGAACCCGAGGCCAAAGAGCGTCGCGCTTTGTCCAACCGGCTTAAAGACCTGATCGCAGCGCCCCCTGACCTGATCACGGTACAGCGCAAAGGGCTGGCGCCCTATGACGCGGCCAACAGGGTGCTGGTGATGGCGTTCACGAACGATTACTCACCCCTGTCGATTGAATCGGACGATCGGCGCATGTGCTGCATTTGGACGAAAGCGCGCAAGATGGAAGACGACGAGGGCGAATCAATGATGGCGTACTACGCGGGTGGCGGCTATGACGCGGTGCGCAATTTCCTGTACGAGCGCGACGTGTCAGCGTTCAAGCCTGGTATGCGCGCGCCCATGACCGAATGGAAACAAAGCATGATCGAGAATAGCCTAGCGCCTGCGGAATCGGCCATTCTGAGCGAGATCCGCGCGGGTACGGGCGAGTTCAAGCATGGCGTCGTTGCGGGTCCGTGGCAGGCTGTAGCCGCGCGCATGAGCCGGTCGCAGGATGTACGGGTTCACCCTAACGCGGTGCTTCATGCGTTGCGCGAATCTGATTGGATAGACAAAGAGCGCGTTATGTCGCGGGAGTATCCTACCGCGCGGCATATGTTCGTGCGCCCTGATCTGGCCCACTTGAGCAAGTCAGAATTGCGGCGCATGGTGGAAACCGAGTTACCGCCTACGGGTACTGATTCACTGGCAAAGACTGTAGGCCATTTAAAGGCCGTGAAATAGCAAAGGGGCCGTGAGGCCCCTTTTTTTCATATGTCGCACGCAACGATCAATGCGACGACGACAAGCGCGGCTAGAATCTGAAGCATTGCAGCGCCTCCAGCATTACGGGGTTAACGTGAGCGTTCCTGACGGGTTCCGCCCAGCGTGCGCCGATCTGGGCAGGGTAAACCGTGCGAAAGCATGGTCTATCTTCGCAGGAAAGAATCTGCACATAGCCCGATCGGGCGTCAGCATGGTGGACGGTATAGGCTTTGCCCTGAACGTGTACGAGATCGCCATTGTGGACGGCGTGGCCGGTTTTGTTGATCAGCATGATTTATCCCTCCAAGGATAGTTAGCCGCGGGTAGTGGGTTTCCAGCCGTGGCGCGCCCATGTGGCGCGTACATCAGTTTTGTTTGCCGGGGTGTACTGCCATTGCGGGTTCATCAGATCAGCGCGTGGTGGTGCGTTATCGTGCGCTGTAGCGGGCATCAAACCCGGCCAGGCGCTGGGCATTGTCGGTTTAGTCGTCATTCTCATGCTCCTTGTAGTTGTCGATCAGCGCCAGAATGCGTTCGTTGTCTTCGTCTTTGATCTTACGATCAAGCCAGAGCGCGGGGTAGCCTTTGCGGTCTAAAACCGTGTATTCCGCATCGGTGTAGCCGTAACAATCGATATCGCTGTCCGCGCGCTGTCCTAGCGTGCGTTGCCGGAAGTAGGACGTGATGACGATCCCGCACGGAATACCCTGAATGTGCGTGCTGATGTCGGGGCGCTGTTTAGCCATGATTGACAAACTCCCCATGATGTAACTCGCGAAACTTACGGACCGCGATTTGGGCGTCTTTAATATCAGCGTAATACCCTATGTGGTACCGCTTGCCGTTCACCCTGCATTGCGCCCGCCATTTTTGCTCGCGTTTAGCCCAGCACACGCCTTTTACGCCGCTTGTATTGTCTTTACGCACTCCCACGTTATTAGCGTTTTGACGGCGCGTCGCAGCGCGCAGGTTCTCTATACGGCTATCGTTTTTGTTTTCGTTGATGTGATCAACTTCAGGCGGCAGATAGCCATGATGCATCAGGAAAATGATCCTGTGCGCGCGATACATACGCCGGCGTATGCTTACCTGACGGTAGCCCTCTGAGCGCAGCGCGCCTGCAATAGCGCCTGTGGGTACGCTTCGATTGATTGACTGTCGCCAGTACAACACGCCGTCGCGGTATTCAAACAACGCGCGCGCTTCATCCTGCGATATAATTTCGGGAGTCATGATATGTCCTAAGCATATAGTGATGAGAGGCGCCGCCGTGTTTCCCGCACTGTGGCGCTTCGTCTATTTTAGTTGATGACACGGTAAACCTCAATACTTAGCGCGGCGCAGATAGCCGCGATAGCTTGCTCAATCGGAAGTTCAAACAGGCGACGCCTGTCGTCATAGAGCAGAACGCCCGCGTTGTTCAGCGCCATGTTGACTGCAGCAGTAGCCTGGTCATACTGCACGGGCAACACTGCGCCCGCTTTGCCGGAGCCTGACGCGCTGATCTGGCCGTGCCGGATGTATACGTCAGCATATACCGCGTAGCGTTGCGTGCGGCCTATGGTTGACGCGCGGTAGACTTGGATATCTATCGGCACGTCCATCGTGGGCGTGATGACCTGATAGCGCTGCAGCAGGCGCGGGTTAGGTTTTGGGCTTGCCGCGCGTTTTGGGTTGATTTTGGCGATCAGGTTAGCCATGGTTGGCAAACTCCCCGTGGTGCAGTTCACGAAATTGCTTTACCGCAGCTTCAGCGTCTTCGATACGATCAAACACGGCCCGAAAGGGGGCTGCGCTGTTTACGCCGCATTGCGCCACCCATTTACCTTTAGTTTTATCCCAACTTACGCCTTTAACGCCGCTGCGGTTGTTACGCCGCGCGCCGGAATTGCGCATGTTGTCGATATGCTTTGCCGAGCGCAGGTTCTCGATACGATTGTTGCCGGGGTCGTTGTCCTTATGATCAACTTCAATTGGTAGCCATCCATGATGCCAAAGGAAAATCAAACGATGCAGCTTATATGGCTTGTTTTTTATGCTGACTTCGGCGCGGCCGTCAGCGCGCTTGCTGCCCGCGATATCACCTATTTGCACGCGCTGCGCAGGCTTTACGCGCCAAATTAACGTCCCGTCAGCGCGGTAAGCAAATAATTCATGTAGAATTTTGGCATTCATGATGTACCCCAGTACGTTGTGATTAGAAGCGTCGTTGTGTTTCCAGCACTGCGGCGCTTCGCCTATTTTACTACTGTTGCCCGCACTAGCGCCCACGATGTAGGCGCTGGTACTGGAAATATCAGACGGCTACGCCGTCAAGATAAGTAACACCCTTGCGGGTTGTCACGTTCGCACCCAGCGCGCGTAAACGTGACTTGGTTGTGGGCGTGGGCCAACGCGCCAACGTTGCCGCGTTTACGATAAGCTTGCCCGTACCGTAATGCATTGAGGCAATATGATTGCCGTGCAGGAACACTTCGCCACGCAAGGGCGTAGAGTGATCGGATCTGCTGCCGGGCGTGATGCTGACTGACGTATTACTGGCGTGCCAGTTTTGCATACCGACAACTGCGCGTAACATGGCTTGTTCGATTTTACGCATGATGGGTTACTCCTCGTTTGCATCGTTGATCAAGTGTTGCGCGATTTCGTGCCAATTCACGTCAGACAGAAAAGCAAGCGCATAATCGCGCGCCAGACCTTCGGCGCTGCCGTCTTCTATCAGTTGCTCTGCTGTGTCTTTGAGGTTGTCCGCGACTTCATGCACGTTTGACGTGTCGAGCACGCAAACGTCGCCTAGGCTGATGCTGTCGAACATTTCCAGGTTGACGCGCCATGTGGCGTAGTTTGTCCAACCGTTGTGTGTTGTATCGTTGCTCATAATATTAGTGTCCTGTAGGTTAGATTGACAGAGCCATTGCCGCACCAAGCGCGGCAAAGATGACTACACAAAGAAAAGCGGCAAGGGGTTCAGACATGGTGAATTCTCGTTTAGTTGACTGAGATTACAGATTAAACGCATATTATCGTTAGATCAAACATAATATTGTAACAAAGCGTAAATGTAGCAAAATTGTAGCGAAGGGTTTGCGGTATGTAGCAAAGCGGTTTTTTGGCGCGCGTCATAGGGGAAATGATGATTTGTAGCATTGTCGCAGTTGATTTTAAGAAGTTTGTTTGAAAAATGATATGTTAGTAAGTACTAACTAACTGTATAGGAAGTAGGGAGCGTTTTTACCGGGGCTGCTACAATGCGACAATGCTACATAATCTCGTCACACCGGCGCTAGAACTCCGCGCCGAATAGGTCTGTTTTTACTTTTGGCTTTACCTTTTGGCGCTTAACCGCGCTTCTAGCCTGTATAGCCGCCCATTGCTCAGGGTGCGCTAACTGCCAGCGCCTGGCGCGCGCTTGATGCCTTTCGGGGTTTGCTTTAGCCCATGCGGCCACACGCGCACGGTTTGCGGCTTTCTGCTCTTCATTCATGTTGTACTCCATACGGTTAACGGTGTAGTTATTGTATTGTAGTTATGTGCGTTATGCAATAGCTACAGGTTTGTAACTGACTGCCGCACCGCAATCAATTAGTGAACGACGAGTCACGAACCGTCGCTCGTCATGATTGGTGAATCACCGTTCACCTTGTTGCATTGCAGCATGAAGCTAGTAGATGTCAACCTGAAAGCTGAAAGCTGATGGCTTTTGGTCGACACCCCCGGGTAGGGCCGAGCGCGGGGGCTGTATGTCTAGGCATCGTCCGCGAACAAAATTATTTTTCTAATTTTTTATTATTGTGCTACAATACTAAGAAGGAGCAAAAATATGAAACTGAACCGCGAAGAAGCCCAACACATTTTGGCGACCGCCAAACGCACCATCAACAATCGGCGTGAGTACGCGCATCACGGCGGCGTCTGGTATCCCGTCGCCACTTTGGTGTGGGTTGCCACAACTGGCGATTGGCCAAAATCCACGCCTCGGCACTGGAACAACAACCCGCTGGACAACTCGTTTGCCAACTTGCGTCCGCCCGGGCGCGCCAAACGGGTAACAGTGCAAGCACCTACGCCCGAAGTGCCGTCGAGTTTGTTTGCATGATTACCCAAACAGAAGTTCGACGGTTGTTTGACTACCGCGACGGCGTTCTTTACTGGCGCGTTAGCCCGGCCACCAACGTATTTCCCGGCGGTATTGCCGGCTGCGCTAAATCCGGTGGCTATTGGCACATCCGTATCCGCCGTCGGCTCTATAAAGCCCACCGACTGATTTTCCTTTGGCATCACGGTTGGTTGCCTGCCCAAGTTGACCATATCAAAGGTAAATCAAACCACGTCGAGAATTTGCGCGCAGCAACTGGTTCGCAGAACCAGTACCACAGGGGGCTAAATGCCAATAACGCTTCCGGCGTAAAAGGCGTATATTGGGATAAATCGCGCGGAAAATGGTACGCACAATGTACCGTTAACCGCACAAATCACCGCCTCGGGCGTTTTGCTGACTTGGCTGATGCTGAATCTGCTGTCCGTAAGTTCCGCGAACTGCACCACGGCGAATTTGCAAACCACGGAGACGGTTGTGTTTAAATCGTTACCCTTCACGGCGCGCCCGATCAAGGCGACCGAAGCGGTCTTGGAGCGCATCTACCTCGCCGCGCGGCAAGGCGCCAAAGGCGACCGGCTGGCGTACAAGGCGGGGCTGCTGCCGATCGAACTGCGCCGGTTGCAGGAGTTTGACCCCAACGCCAAGATGGCGGAGGACTTGGGGCGCATCGAACTGGAAGACGAGATGGAGGGCGTCATCATCGGCGCGGCACGCGCGGGCGACGCCAAGGCGGCGATGGATCTGCTCAAGCACCGCTTCGATTGGGTGGCGAAGCAGCAGATCAGCGTGGACATCACCAAGCAGATCAGCGTCACCGAGGCGCTCGCGCAAGCCGAACAACGCCTTACAATAGCCAACGACACCGGTGAAGTCACCGATGTCGAACCAAGGATGGTGATTGATGCAAGAACCAAGGTTTGACGCTGAAGGTGAGATGCGCATCATGTCCCGCCTCTGGGCGGCGGACGTAAAGGACGACCCGTTTGCGTTCGTGATGATCGCCTTTCCTTGGGGCAAGCAGGGCACGCCGCTGGAACACTACGAAGGCCCGCGCAAATGGCAGCGGCAGGTGCTCAAAGACATCGCGCTGCACATCAAACAGAACAACGGCAAGGTAGATTTCGACACCATGCGTCTTGCGATCGCCTCCGGGCGCGGTATCGGCAAGTCGGCGCTCGTCAGTTGGCTCTGCCTCTGGATGCTGTCGACCCGCATCGGCGCGACCGTCATCGTGAGCGCGAACTCGGAAGCGCAGTTGCGCTCGGTCACATGGGCGGAACTGACCAAATGGACGGCGATGCTGCTCAACAGCCATTGGTGGGAGGTCAGCGCCACACGATTGATGCCCGCCAAATGGCTTACTGACATCGTGGAGCGTGATTTGCACAAGGGCGTGCGATACTGGTCGGCGGAAGGCAAGTTGTGGTCGGAAGAAAACCCCGATTCCTACGCGGGCGTTCACAACGCCGATGGGGTCATGCTGATATTTGACGAGGCAAGCGGTATTCCCGACTCAATCTGGGCGGTTTCCAGCGGGTTTTTCACCGAAAACACACCGCACCGCTTCTGGTGCGCGTTTTCCAACCCGCGACGCAATTCGGGGTACTTTTACGAGTGTTTCGGGGCAAAACGCGACTTCTGGACAACGCGAAACATTGACGCGCGCGAGGTCGAGGGCACCGACAAGCAGGTCTACCAGCAGATTATTGACGAATACGGCTCGGATTCCTACCAGGCGCACGTCGAAGTCTACGGTCAGTTCCCCGCAGCGGGCGAGGATCAGTTCATCCCGCCCATGATTGTGGAAGACGCCGCCAAACGCGAGAACGAGGCGGATTTGAGCGCACCGATCGTGATCGGCGTCGATCCGGCGCGGTTTGGCACTGACTCGACCGTCATCCTAGCCAGACGCGGGCGGGAAATCCTGTCCATCCGGCGGCACAAGGGCGACGACACCATGACGGTGGTCGGCTATGTGATTGAGGCGATCGAAGAATTCCAGCCCGCGCTGGTCGTCATTGACGAGGGGGGCGTCGGCGGCGGGATTGTTGACCGACTCAAAGAGCAGCGGTACAAGATCAGGGGCGTGAACTTCGGCAACAAGTCGAGGAACCCGATGATGTGGGGCAACCTGCGCGCGCAGATGTGGGGCGCCATGCGCGATTGGCTCAAAACCGGAAGATACC